AGCAGCGGGGCCAACGCCTGCTACATCTTGCCGTATCATACTCCGGGCGTTGAACAACACAGCGGCATATCCATCAGCAGCTACACGAGCGTCATCGATCACAACACCGGTAAGCGTGCCAACCTGCACAATATCATTGTTTGCGGCGCTTGAATTCACGGGAACATCCCATTTCACGCCGTTTCCGGTTTTTACTATGTTTGTAGCCATTTTTTATCCTTTCAAATTATTTTGGTTATCTTTTTTTATTACTGATAGCGGGCGCCGGACTCGAACCGGCACTCGTAGGGTCATGAACCCCGCATGTTAGCCATTACACCAGTCCGCATCATTATGTGCCCTATACACCTGGGTTCTTATATAGCCCGCGCCAATCAATCGGCTTGGCAACAACTGGGTACATAACCTTGAATTCAAAATCCATTGAATTCGTGGACCGTTGATCCATAACCATCGGCTCTTCCTGGCCGTTCCAGAAATAAACGACCATCGTATTTCTGCCAGCCGCCAAATACCAAGCAGTTGTCGAGTCCGTGTCCAGGTACGGGCTAAAAATCAACTTATAGCCCTGAGCATACGGGTTTTTTCGTCTACCGGCGACAGCCTCGTCAACTGTGCCAATAGCTTGCTCATCGACATAATCCTCACTTGTGAAGAAAATCGTCGATTGGCCTTGCACCGACTTCGGAGCGATGTAGTACTCAGGTGCTATATTCAATGGATCGTTTCCGGACGGATCGGTTTGCGTGCCCATTGCCAAAATAGCGGCATTCATCGTTGCGATCCCAACAGGCCCTACGTTACCACCGGCAGCAAGATTGCCATGGGCAGCGTCGAAAAGCGGATTACCGTCGCCCATATTGGCATTGGCGATCAGCGTCGTATATACAAGACGCTCCACCGTTCTGGCAGCAGAAGACCCGATAATTCTTGCCTGGTTAAAAGCCCCTAAGTTGTCGTTGACGATCATTTCAAAAGTGTACCGCCAAATACCTGCAAACTTCGCTAATTTCACAGTTTCTTTTGAATCGCTAAGATACATATCCTGGAAGTCCACGCCTTCCGGGTTTTCAGGCAACGTGGCGGAGCTACCCAAGTACGGCAAGTCAGTCGTTTGGAAATTAGCTAAATTGTCGGTCTGACACCATAAATTCCACGTCAAAGGCTCGCTCGAAAAACCCTCGTAAAGCTTCTGCTGCCCCACGTTAGCAAGGATATTCGGGAAGTCGCTCGTTGCCATTGCACGCTTTACGACCTCCATCGGATTGCCCTTGACCGATTCACCCGCCATCCGGAGAGATTCTTTTACGATTTCGATCATACTGAAATGCCGAAGATCGTTTGCGCCCGGTACGGGTTTGTCGATTTTTTTGCCGGTCCGCATGGAAAGGCCTTGAAAAACGGCTTCACGAAAACGATCACGCTCATCGCTTATCAGGCTTGTATTGGCTATGAATGCTACATGGCCGTCCGCCTGCTCTTCGGCTACGTACCGCTTTGACCATTCGTCATGAATCATTTTCATTGCTGTCGGGATATCAACCTCATCACGGATGAGCGTTTCAGCAAAATCACCTTTTAAATGACACTTTCTGCAAGCGGCCGTGATTTCGGCAATCCGTTTGCGTTCGCACTCAGCCGCTTTCTTTGCTGCTTCGGCTCGTTCCTTTTCGATATCGATCTCAGGCTCAACTACCTGATTATCGGTATCGTCTCTTGCTTGAACTGCGCTTTCATCGGAGCGCTGTTCAGTTGAATCAGTTGTTTTCAACTCTTTGTTTTCAGTCATTGTTTGCTCCTTCTGTGGTTTGTTTTTTATGTTGTCGCGCTCCTTTGCGCGTTCTTCTGACCTGATTTTTGCGTTTGAGTCGGCGCCGATGGCGACAAGTGAACCCTCGGCAAGTCTCCATTGAGTCCTGACTAATAGCGGGCCGATAAAAGATCGTTCGCCTATTTGTTGTTCATCTCCATCGGCTAATCTGATTGTGTGCTGCTCGCTAATCTGATATCCTGCGCTTGCAGAATCGATATGCTCTTCGACAACTTTTGTCCAAATATCCGGCTCCGCTTCTGAAACATATGCTTTGCCGGATACCACAATGCCTTCCGGCTGTACATTTCGTATAGAGCCTAATATATTTCGGACGCTGGTTGTGTCATGTGAATCAACCAACGGTATTTTGCGTGTCTCTGGCAACACTACACCACTTGCAAGCAGAACCTCAGGTATAAATTGATTAGTCTCAAAATCATACATTGGAACTGGCTGTTCGGTTGAAATGTCTATAACTACAGACCTTTCGGAATGATTGATTGATTGCGGTCCTCGTGTTTTAACCGGAAAGCTGCGAATACGTTTTTCACTCCATTGTATAGCGCTGCGCTCTTGATCCGCGTCAATAAGCTGCAAAAGCCGATCCGCCGCATCCGATATGTCCGTTTCGCCTTGTTGTGCAGCTCTTGACTTTGCGGCTATGACACCGGATCGATAGACTTGCCCATTTTTACCGAAAGGATATTTGAATCGTGCTTTAGTCTCTTCATTGGCGTCCGTATCGATGGCGATGAACCACTTTTCATATTCGGCCCAATCATCCAAATTAGGCCCGAGTATTTCGTTTTCATCGTCTGCGGTCATCTCCCACCGTGATTCACGGTCGATTTTGTCATCCGCTATCAGGCTACGTGCATGCCGCATTCCTGCTTCATTCACAATATCAGGCATTTTCAGCCTCCCTTTTTCTGAGTAATTCTGTATATTCTTCCCATGAAATTGTCCTCATTCGTTTTTTGCATTTGGGGCAATTGCCGGCCAGTAAACTCGGTGCCAAAAAATTACATTTTGTACACCGTGACCCGACCATCGTGCTGCCCATCCGATTATGCGTAGCGTGATCCATCAATACCCATCCCGTAGTTGTTTTGCTATTCTTTCGGAGCGTGCTTTTTGCACGTCCTCACGAGCCCATTTGGAATCAAGTGCTTCCATCGCAGCACGGTCCCAATCTTCGGCATTCACGGCGGCAATCATTTTTTTGAAGCCCCTAAAGGATCGATAGCCCATGAATCGCATTGAAATAAGCGCACGTTTTCGAGCATCGGATATCCGGTCCCAATTTTGAAATAGAGTTTTCAGGTCTTCAACGCATTCGGCAACGTCCTGCCAAAGCATTCTCATGATTTCATTGTGCGATAAACCAGGGCCGTTGATTTTTTTGTCAATGTTTCGCCCAATACCTATCGTCAAAATGCCTTTTGAATCCTGATAGGCATGACGGCGCATGCCCTCGTCGGATATAATTTCTTGCTGAAAGGCGACCATATTGAAGTCAAAAGTGTGGATGGGATAGTCGATCATTGGAGCCTCGCATTAAGCGTTTCGATAGCATCGATCAAAGCTAACACGGAACTTTCTGATTCATAATACCCATCCCCATTACCGCCTTTTCGCTCGTCGCCCGAAGGTCTATCAAGTGACGAATCCCCTAAGGCTGCCGGGTTTGTTTGCATCGAAACCGGTATTAAGCCCTCATCGGCGTCATAGACTCCACCGACTCCATACTTTGCAGCGGTACGCTTATCGTTTTCGATCTCTCGGAGTATTTCTTCGTAATCGCGCCCACGACTTGCGCTGTATTCACTCGCTGATTGCAGACCGGTCTTGATTGCAAGCTCGGCAGCTTTCACATCCCTTAGTTGCTCGACTGGCTCCATGCCAGGAGGCTGCCAGTGGGACGCAAGGTATTTTTGTTCGTTGCTGAAATAATCCCGAATCGGCAGGACGCCGCTAACAACAGACGTCCGCATCCATTCTCGATGGATTGGTTTGCAAATTTGGCGTATGTGTCGGTCAACCGGTGATTTTAGTGTGTGTCTGTAATCATTTCGTGTAGCTCGCATGGTATTATAGTTGAGCCCGGCGTAATCGCCGCTGATAAGCTCATAGGGATTACCGGTGCCGATTGCGAAAAATTGTAGAATCCTTTTCATAAAGGACTCGAAATTATTGCCGGGTCGAGTAGCAGAAGCTAAGTCAATCTTTTCGCCGGGCCGGAGGTATTCAATCATGCCATTTTCAATTCGCTCGATCACCCGGCCGTCATCGTCCGGTGATTCATCGGAGAACCCTGGTATACCGGCCTGAGCGGCTAAAGCGGTATCATTTTCACGATACACAAAAGCCAGCCACTTAGCGGCCATCCTGGCGCCGTCAAGTTCGGATTCCATCAAGTCAGATAAATCGTTTGCAAGGAGTACGGCCGTTGTCCAGGGCGATACCCCACGGATTTGTCCAGGCCGCAAAGCCTCAAAAGCATGATTCACGTTCGAGGCTCTCATGCGGCCCGGCATAGCACCGGTCGTGTCGCTGCTACTATAGGAAAGATATGAATTATCGAAATGATAGCCAATGACCCGGCCGGTGCGATTATTGAATTCAATCCCATCCACGATTGAAGCTGCTTTTGGCGCAAAGGGTTGAGACCCATAATCGGTCAATCGATCAGATTCTATAATTTGCAGCCGCAATGGGCTGATACCTGAAATCCGGTCGTCCCATCGATATATTATGATTGATTCGCCAAGGGTAAGGTCGGAGCGCTTCGCAAGGCGCTGAAAGTCGTTGAAATGAAGGCGACCAGACCAATCGCAGTTTTCGGCCCACTGGTTGAAAGATTTTTCGAGTTGGGCGTTAAGTTCATAATCAAGCTCCGAATCATAATTGTCGGTTCGTTGCACACGTGCCTGATACCCGATCCCTTTGCCGATTGTATATGCCAATGCAACTTCTTCGGCCCGGCGAAAAGGAGGACAATCACGGACAAGCTGTTGTATTCTTGCGTTAAGCCTCGACCGGCTTGAGCTTATTACGCTATTGG